TTCTTCCGTGTTGCCAAATTGGTTAATAGTAAAGATCCTGTTGGTAAACAGATTATTGAAAGAATGGTTAAGGAGATTAAGGAATATATCTATAACAAGGAGCAAGGTGATGATGAGGATGATGATTATGGATATGATGACGAGGGACCAACACCTCCAGACTCAGATTTACCGAGTGATGATGAGTTTGATGATTTCTTAAAAAGTTTAGGAATTAGTAGGTCAGAAGACTAAAATATTTGAAAGGGGATTTTTAATCCCCTTTTTTAATATTTATAGTTATGGCACTTACAAAAGAGCAAATCTTAATAGAATATGCAAGGTGTATGAAAGATACACCATATGCACTGAGAACGTATTTACAGACTTATGATAATACGGTTCAAAAATATGTACCTGTAGATTGTTTTCCCGATCAAATCGGATTATTAAACGACTATGATACGTATAATGAAAACATTGCACTAAAATATAGACAGGCGGGGGTTTCTACGGTTACCGCTGCGTGGGCAAGTAAAAAATTGGTTTTTGCAATGAAACAAAAACCTGAAAAGATTTTGATAATTGCCAATAAGTTAGACACTGCCGTGGAAATGGCAAATAAGGTTAGGGGGTTTACAGAACAATGGCCTGGTTGGGTTGGTGTTGGATTCTCACCTGAAAAAAACTCACAGAGACATTTCAAGTTAACAAACGGATGTGAGGTTAAAGCGGTTGCAACTTCTAAGGATGCACTTCGTGGTTATACCCCAACGATATTGATATTTGACGAGGCGGCGTATATTGAAGCCGATGGTGATTTTTGGGCAGCATGTATGGCATCACTATCTACGGGTGGTAAGGTAATTGTTATCTCAACCCCGAATGGTTTTGATCCGATTTATTATGAGATCTATGACCAAGCGGTTAAAAATATGAACGATTTCAAAATATCTGAGATGGTTTGGTGGAAGGATCCGAGATATACTAAAGATTTATATTTGGTTAAAACAGAAAACATTATTCATTACTTTTTGAACAGGGAGGAATATGGTAAAGAAACTTTGATTGATTATTCTTCAATACCATTTGAAAATAGGGATTTTGATGAGATCCGTGATTTATTAAAGAATGGGTATTCACCATCTTCAGATTGGTTTGAAAAGATGGTAAAGAAGTTAAAGTTTGACAAACGAAAAGTTTCTCAAGAGTTGGAATGTAACTTCCTTGGTTCGGGTGATAACGTATTTGATCAGACGGATATTGCGAGAATCAATAACAACTTAATTCAAGAACCTGCGGGAAGAATGTTGGGGGGTGCTCTATGGATATGGAAAGACCCCATACCGGGTCATAAATACATTATGGGGGTCGATGTATCAAGAGGGGATAGTGAGGACTTTACGACGTTCCAAATCGTTGATTTTGATGATCAGGAACAAGTTGTGGAATATCTTGGAAAAATACCACCTGATGTTGCTGCGGAGATCTGTTATAAATGGGCAACAATGTATGATGCGTTTATTGTGATTGATATTACCGGTGGTATGGGGGTATCCACGGCAAGGAAACTTCAAGAACTTGGATATAAGAATTTATTTTTTGATGGTGTGGATTATCAGAATAGATGGAAGTTTGACCCTAAAGCAGCAAATAAAGTTCCTGGTTTGAATTTTAATAGTAAGAGAGAACAGATTATTGGTGCGTTGGAGGAGAAGGTAAGACACGGATATAAGATTAGAAGTAATCGTTTGTTAAACGAGATGAGAACGTTTGTGTATGTCAATGGTCGTGCTGATCACCAAAAAGGACAACACGATGATTTATTGATGTCCCTTGCTATGGCGATATATGTTGGTGAAAATTCTTTTTCATCATTGACAAAAGTTACTGAACAAACTAAAGCATTGATTGATGCGTGGCAGGTGGCGGAAAGTCCTATGTTAAAAGAGAACTTTTTTAGTCCGATGACCCCATCATTTAATAATCAACAACACGTAAGAAAAAACGGACCTACAAGACAGGATTACCAAAATTATAATTGGTTGTTCGGTGGAAAGGGAAGATAATATTTAATTGTAAAGAAAAAACCGTAAGTTTATAATATGGAAAATAAAAAACTAACTATTTGGCAGAGATTGTCAAAAACAATGGGTCCTGACTCATTGATTAATAATGATTATCCAACATTCAAATTTGATAAGGAGGTTCTATTAAAAACCACTGATAAGTCGGAATATGAGAAGGAAAAACTCCAAGCAAAACAATCAAAATATTTAACGGGGCATTGGGCTAAGATTGAGAACAATTTATATCAACAATCAATATATTATGGTCCTACTAGATTGGCGGCGGCGTATGATTACGAAAGTATGGAATATACCCCCGAAATATCTGCGGCACTTGATATATATGCTGAAGAATCCACAACTGTGGATGAAAACGGTCACATTCTTCAAATTTATTCTGAATCAAAAAGAATAAAATCAATATTGGCGGATTTGTTTAATAACGTTTTGGATATCAATACAAATTTGGCTATGTGGACAAGAAATACTTGTAAATATGGTGACAACTTTGTGTATCTAAAATTAGATCCCGAAAATGGTATTGTTGGTAACTTCCAATTACCAAATATTGAAATTGAACGTTTGGAACGTGGAATGCATATGGGACCAAGAGTTGGTGAGGGTGCTCCCGAAATGAAATCAATGAAGTTTGCATGGAAGAATAAGCAATTAGAGTTTAACACTTGGGAAATCGCTCACTTTAGATTATTGGGTGATGATAGAAAACTACCTTATGGTACTTCCATGTTAGAAAAAGCAAGAAGAATTTGGAAACAATTGGTATTAGCGGAAGATGCGATGTTAATTTATAGAACATCACGAGCACCCGAAAGAAGGGTGTTTAAAGTGTTTGTTGGAAATATGGATGATGATGATGTGGATTCTTATGTACAAAAGTTTGCGAACCGTTTTAAACGACAACCGATTGTTGATGACCAAACGGGTAACGTTGATTTGAGGTATAATCAAATGGCGGTAGATCAAGATTATTTTGTCCCTGTTCGTGATGTTGCACAAGCATCACCGATTGATACCTTACAAGGTGCTCAAAACTTATCCGAAATTGCCGATATTGAATACATACAAAAAAAGTTGGTTACCGCACTTAGAATACCTAAAGCATTTTTAGGATTTGAAGAAGTTGTGGGTAATGGTAAAGATTTGGCACTTTTGGATATTAGGTTTGCAAGAACCATTAATCGTATTCAAAAAAGTATGTTGCAGGAATTAAATAAGATTGCAATTATACACTTGTTTATTTTAGGGTTTGAAGATGAATTATCAAACTTCACATTGAGTTTAACAAATCCATCAACACAGGCAGATCTATTGAAGATTGATGTTTGGAAAGAAAAATTGATGGCGTATAAAGACACTGTTACACCTATTGAGGGTATTGCTCCCGCATCGGTTTCTTGGGCTAAAAAGCACATTCTCGGATTTTCTGATGAGGATATTAAGTTAGACTTACAACAACAGAGAATTGAAAAAGCGGTATCCACAGAACTTACAAATACACCAAATGTTATTAAGAAAACCGGTTTATTTGATACGTTGGATAAGTTATACACTGAGGGTCCAACACCTACTGATGCTGCAGCAGCACCCGCGGCAGCACCCCCTCCACCCGGAGGAGGTCTTGAAGGTGGTTTAGGTGGAGGATTGGGTGAACCACCACCACCCCCACCACCCGGAGGTCCTGAACCAGGGTTAGAAACTGCAAGTGTTGATAAAAAATTCAATTTAATTTTTGAATCTGAATTAAGTGTTGATGAGTATTTTGATCTAAAAAAGGGAAATAAATCAATTGATGACTTAAATGAAGAGTTTAATAAGTTATTAAACGATTAATAAAGTATTTATTAAAAAAAGAAAAAATGGAATTAGGATTATTATTCTCTAAGGTTGAGAAAAAATTAAATGACTCATACATCAATCAAACATTCAAGACTGAAATAAGTAATTTCAAAAATATTGTTATTTCAAACAAAATGCTTAGTGAATGTTATTATTTATATTCGAACCTTACAACTAAGCAAGGTATGAGTTCGGACGTTGCCAAGGAATATTTGGAAGAAAGTATCAAAACAATTAAAAATAAAAAAGATCATTTATTTTTAATTGATCTTAAAAATTGGGTTAAGGATGTTGTTTGTGAAAATCAATATGTTAAAATAGATTCTTTATTAAAAGAGGACGTGTTAAAAATCACGGAAAATATTGAAAACAAAAAACAATTGGTTTCAACTTTAACTGAATCCAAAGATGTTGTGAAAAAACAATTTGTTCCTTTTGTTGAGAACGTCGTTAAATACAATTTGGAAAAATATATTGATGGTTTGGAACCCGAGGTGTTACAACAGCTGGATGAAGTATTTTCCAAAAAAGAAGATGAATTAAAACCTGATTTTGATGTATTAAAAGAAAATACGTTAATTAAGTTGAAGAATCACATATTAACAAATAATGATGAAGAAATTAAACAGAAACTCAATGAGACTGTTCAAACAGTTGAAAAGGAACCGTTTAATAAAATTAATTACTTAAAACTACAAAACTTATACGAAGGACTTTAATCTAAGTCCTTCTTTTTTTGATTATATTTTGCTTTGTTAATCTCAGTTCTACGTTTAACAGATTTTTTAACATATTCTCTGTTACCATACAGAATATCCATCTGTTTTGTTTTAATCACTTTCATCTTATAATGTTTAAGTGCTTTATCAAGTGATTTAAAATCACTTACTTCAACTATTATCATTTTTGACTTTTTGGTTTTTATGTTTTATGTATTATGTAAAAATAAATATTACTAATATGTTATTAAATAATGAAGAAGGGTAAAACTTCTAAATTAAGTGGGTATAAGAATACGAAAGTTACATACGGCACGGTAGATTCAAAAGAATTAAAATCAATTTACATCAATTTTCAATCGTGGTTATCACCAACCAAAGAATTTGAAAAATGGAATAAACCAATTACAATCTTACAAAGAAATATAAAACAGGTTGTTACAGACACCATAGATAAAAAATTATTCAAAGAAAATTTCATTATTGATTTGGATGTTAAAATGAGTGGGTTATCTTATGGTAAAAAAAGTTTCGGAAATTTGGAAATAACCTTATTTACCAATCAAAATATAGATTTCAGAGAAACAATTATTAAAGACAATATTAAAGAAATTTGTGACTCAATATATGTTGATTGTTTCATAAATTCAGATGACTTTAATTTTTCATTATCAAAAAAAGAACCACAGATGGAATATTGATATATTTATATCAAAATGACGTTTATGAAAATTTTAGGACCAAACGAAATAGGTAAAGGAATATTAGTTGAGTGGGACGCGGGATATATCGATCCACAAGATAGAATGAATAGAAAAGTTTTGGAAGAATCAAAGAATATGTTAGATTATTCCAAACCTTTTGAATTTTATGCTGTGTTACAAAAATATAATACACCAAATAGGAACGGTAGGATTTATCCCGAAAGCATATTAAGAAGAGAGGTTGATAACTATAAAAAGGCAATCAACAAGGGAACTGCTTTATCCGAATTAAACCACCCCGAGTCATCATTAATTGATCTTGATCGTGTATCACATGCGATAACCGAAATATGGTGGGATGGAAATGTGTGTTTAGGAAAACTTAAACTACTAACATCACCAGGATTCCATGAAAGAGGTATTGTATCAACAAAAGGTGACCAAGCAGCAAACCTATTAAGACAAGGGGTTACATTAGGGATTTCTTCAAGGGGTGTTGGATCACTTAAAAAAGTTGGAGAACAAAACGAAGTTCAAGGTGATTTTGAGTTAATTTGTTTTGACTTGGTATCATCTCCATCAACACCCGGAGCTTATTTATTTTCCAATCCCGACGATAGGTTTAAATTTGAAGAAAATTTGGATGAGGAAAAAAGAATTAGGGATAATCAAACATCAACTCCTAAAAATAATTCTTCTTTTGAAAACAAATCGCTTGACCTTATGAAAAAACTTTCGCATTATTTGGGTAAGTAAATTTATATTATGGAAGAAAAATATTTTGTAGCAAAAGTTCAATACGATTTACCTGATGAAAACACAGGTCGTATTAAAAAAATTCGTGAAGAGAAATTGGTTAATGCAATATCGGTTACCGATGTTGAAGCAATTGTAACGAAGAAATATGAAGGGTTCCCTCACGAATGGAGGATCACTTCAGTATCAGAGAGTAAAATCAATGAAGTTTTTGATAAAGACTAATTGTTTTTAATTTTTAGGGTTAACCCTCGGCGAAAGTCGGGGGTTTTTTTGTTTTTATATGTAACAAAGTGATTTTTTGATTTTTCCATATATTTATTAACAAAACTATAATTAATATGGCAGACAAAAAGTCATTAGCTGAAGATGTGATGAACCAAATCAAAGGTTTGGAAGAAGTCATCGCTGAAAATGCAAAAGGAATACTTTCTTCTACAATGAAGGAAGAAATCTCTGAATTGGTAAAAGAGTCTTTGATGGTAGAGGCTAAAGATAAACCCGAAGAAGACGAGGACGAAATGGAAATTGATGTTGACATGGAAGATGAGGACGAAATGGATTCTGACGAAAATGAGGATGAAATGGAAGACGAGGACGAAATGGAGATTGATATGGACATGGAAGACGAGGACGAAATGGAATTTGATATGGATATGGAAGATGATTCTGAAACCTTAGATCTTACTAACGCTAGTCCCGAAGAAGTTGCTGCTGTTTTCAAAAAACTTGGACCTAACGACAAAATTGAAGTTGTTAAAGATGGTAATTTTTTAAACATCAAAGACGAAGAGGATGATTCTGAATTTCTTATTCGCATGAATGAGGAAGAAGATGAGTTAGACGAGATGGAAGATGAATTTGATTTTTCCGATGAAGATTCTGATGAACTTATGGACAAACTTTTCAGTGAAATGTATGATGAAGAAGAAGAATCTTACATGAACGAAATGGATGAAGAATCCGAAGAAGAAGAGGAAGAAGAAGGTATCATGTACGAAATCGAAATGGAAGAAGACATGGACATGGAAATGGGTATGGATGATGATGAAATGGACATGGAAATGGATATTGATGACATCATGTACGAAATTGAAATGGAAGAAGAAGACATGGAGGAAGAATCTTATATGAACGAGTCTATGAAAAAACCAATGGGTAAAATCAAACCTGTAATGTCTATGGGTATGATGGGTAAATCTAAAATGACAAAACCATCTAAGAGATCTACACATAAAGAAATGGGTGAATCAAAACCCGTTGTAGGTAAAGGTGCTAAAACAGGTAAACCTTCTTTTGATTACAAAACAAATCAAAAATCTGATTTTGATAAAGGTAACACTGGTGGAAAACACGAATATAAAATCGGTAGTGGTGCAAAATTAGGTAAAGCTAAGTTTGAATTCAAAGAAGGATCCTTGGATGGTGCTATGAAAAAAGAAATGAGACCTTTCAAAAAAGAAACTAAAGAAGCTTCAAGATCATACGCATTTGGTTCTAAGAGCGGACGTGGTTTAAGAAAAGGTTTTACGCCGAACAGAAATTTAAATCTTGAAAGTGAAATTGATGTTTTAAGATCAAAAAATGAAGAGTATAGAAAAGCATTGAATATTTTCAGAGACAAATTAAATGAAGTTGCGGTATTCAACTCAAACTTGGCTTACGCTACAAGATTATTCACTGAGCATTCAACAACAAAACAAGAAAAGATTAACATTTTGAAACGTTTTGATAGTGTTGAAACATTGAAAGAATCTAAGTCAGTGTATAAAACAATCAAAGATGAGTTGGGATCAAAAACTGTTGCAATGAATGAGTCAATAGAACAAAAAATTGAAAAGCCGATTTCAACTGGTTCTTCAAATGTTTTGGTAGAATCTAAGACTTATGAAAATCCTCAGTTTTTAAGAATGAAAGACATTATGTCAAAAATTGTAAAATAAAAAATAAATTTCCTTAAATAAAAATTAAAATGGGAGCATTATTAGAAAGCGGTCTTGTTGGTAACATTGGTCTTAAGCACCTAAAAGTTATCAAAGAAGATACTATTAACAAATGGAACAAGCTTGGGTTCCTTGAAGGTTTGAGCGGTCACTTGAAAGAGAACATGGCTCAATTGTATGAAAACCAAGCATCTTTTTTAATAAACGAATCAACATCGACTGCAGATTCAGGTTCTTTTGAAACGGTTGTATTTCCTATCATCAGACGTGTATTCTCTAAGTTGTTAGCAAATGATATCGTTTCTGTACAAGCAATGAACTTACCTATCGGTAAATTGTTCTACTTCGTACCTAAAATTCAGGGTTATAGTGGTGGTAGTAACTATTATCAAACTAATGGTGCTTCAGGACAACATATTCCACCTATCGGTTCTCCAGGTAACTATCCTGGTGATCCAAATGGAGGATATACAACAACACTTGGTACCGGTAACTATAACAACACATATTCAAAAAATCTCTATGATTTGTTCTATGAAGGAACTGAACCTGGTTTAGACCCAGCAGGTCTTTTCGACTATTCTAAAGGTCCTTGGTGGTTAGTAACTGCTGACACTGCAACATTTGCGTTTGATAGTAATGGTGCTTTGGTACCTTCAGCATATGCTTTTGACGCAAACACTAAAAAAGTAATTATTGGTATGTCAGGGTTTTCTAACGTAGGTAACGGTAAACTTATTGGTCCTGATGGTCAAGAAATGGATACAGAATCTTTCTTATCTGATTTGAGAATTCTTGGGTCATCAAGTAACCCATTCACATCAGCGAACCAATATAACCCTTACTTATTTAGAGTTGTGACTCAACAATATGGTAAAGGTATAGTTCAGTACGGTACAAACACTACCACAAGTTGGAATAACTCACTCCTTTCGACTAACACACCGGGTAACGGAGGAGCATTCTTCAACATCGCATCACAAAATGGTATTATTTTCTTAGAAGTAGATCTTACATCACCAGCAACATTTGGTTCTAATTCTTTAGATGGTTACACAGGTGCGACATTCTCTTCTCAAACAGCTATCAATACTTCATTCAGAGCGGTTTATAGAAGATATAAAGAGTTAGAATTTGAAGATGCTATCGGTGAAGTTTCTTTTGATTTGGAATCTGTAACTGTATCGGTAACAGAAAGAAAATTAAGAGCACAATGGTCTCCTGAATTGGCACAAGACGTTGCAGCATTCCACAACATTGACGCTGAAGCTGAATTGACAGCATTGTTGTCAGAACAAGTTGCTGCGGAAATTGACCGTGAAATTCTTCGTGACCTTAGAAAAGGTGCGGCTTGGAACTTGAGATGGGATTATAATGGTTGGAAGAGAATTTCTTCTACATCATTCGCACCTTACACTCAAAAGGACTGGAACCAAACTCTTATCACAGCAATTAACCAAATCTCCGCTCAAATTCACAAATCAACTTTGAGAGGTGGTGCTAACTGGATCGTTGTATCTTCTGAAGTATCCGCTATCTTTGATGATTTGGAATATTTCCACGTATCAAACGCGGCTCCTGAGCAAGATCAATACAACATGGGTATTGAAAGAGTTGGTACATTAGCAGGTCGTTACCAAGTGTATAGAGATCCTTACTTCCCACCAAACCAAGTATTGTTGGGTCACAAAGGTACTTCTCTATTGGATACTGGTTACGTTTACGCACCGTATGTACCTCTACAATTAACTCCAACGATGTACAATCCATTCAACTTCACGCCTATTAAAGGTATTATGACACGTTACGCGAAGAAGATGGTCAACAATCGCTTCTATGGCCGTATTACCGTTGATGGTGTTAGAACATTCGATTTGAGAGAATTGAGATAATAAATTGAACTAATTTTTAACAAAAGGTCAGAGAAATCTGACCTTTTTTTGTTTCTTTAAGTAATAGTTGATTTTTTGGTCGTATGTGTTATATTTATTATTATGAAGAAATATATCCCATCTGAAGAAGAATTAATTAATATTCTTAAAATGTATAATGACGAATTATTAGGTTCACAATCAATATCACAAAAAACTGGTTTATCTAAACCTGTTATTTTAAGAGTTTTAAGGGAAAACAACGCTAAATTAGGTCCTTCCGGTAGACGATTCATAGGGGGTAAAAAAGTTGCCGACAAAAAATATCGTGAAAAAAATAAAAAAAAATTATCTGATAATCATAAAAAATGGTATGAAGAAAATAAGGAAAAATGGAACGAGTATATAAAAGAATACCGTGAAAACAATAAAGAAAAAATTAGAGAAACTAAACGTAATTACGAAAGAACTCGTAAAGCTAATGACCCCATCTATAAGTTAATCAACAATTTCAGAACGGCGATTTATCAGGTATTGAAAGAGAATAATGTTCAAAAGAATGGTCATTATTTTGATATCTTAAAATATTCACCCGACGATTTGATTGATCATTTAGAAAAACAATTTATGGATAATATGACGTGGGACAATTATGGGCAATGGCACGTTGATCATATCCAACCAATATCATCGTTTGATATCCGAGAGATTGGGGATGATAAGTTCATGGAGTGTTGGTCTTTAAGAAATCTACAACCGTTATGGGGTGAAGAAAATATCAGAAAATCCAATAAGTTTTAAAAAGGTCAGAGAAATCTGACCTTTTTTGTTTTGTTGATATTTATATTAATATGGGACTAAGAGATACTATAATTAAAAATTTACGAGAGGGTGTTGGCACGGGTGGTCATGCCGGACAATTTACAATGCCATTATCGTTGGGTCTTAAGAAGTGGGAAAAAACAACATTACATCCTTTTGATATTGGAGTTTCTCGTTATGAGAATCCTCAACTAAATTATGATGATTTGGATGGTAAATTAGATGTTAGTAAATCCGTTGCTCAAAAAATGGAAAAAATGTCGAGTAAAAACCAAGGTTACCACGTTACACACTTCCAACAAAACGACGAGAGTGTTGATGACAGGTATGATTTAATTTTTGAAAGCGATACTTCTATTTCTGCGGGTGAGTATTCGGGTCCAATAGAACTCGGTATGAAAAAATGGAAAAAAAACCAATTAGGTCCATTTACCGAATTTTCCGATCATCCTGTTAACGATGAAAAGGTGAGAAAGACATTAAGAAATAATTTGAAAAAAATTGTTGGTGTTTGGGAAAAAGATAATGATGGATCATATAAGATGGACACACACGATGTTCATACAATAAATGAAGATTTAGGTGTGTGGTTTGGTACTAAAAAGAAACCGAAAGGTTCTAAACAACCAAAGGGTCCTTGGGTGAATATATGTAGAAAGGTTGATGGTAAGCATCCACCTTGTGGAAGACCCGAAGCGTCGGATAAAGGATATCCAAAATGTAGGGCAGCGGGAGTTGCTTCTAAAATGACAGATTCACAGAAAAAATCAGCATGTGCTCAAAAACGTAGAGCGGAAAAAACACACAGTAAAACAGGTACGGGTAATAAACCAAAGATGGTTTCTTATAAACCAAGAAAGAAGAATGAGAGTGTTAATGAGAATTTGAGGGATTTATTATTAAAAAAAGTAATAATGGAAATAAATAAAAAAGGGACCTAAAGTCCCTTTTTTTTATTCACTAACGAGTTTAGTTCCCTTAACGTGTTCTAATATCGTTTCTAACGAATGTCCGATTTGTGACAACATTTCTTTTTCATAGGTTGTTCTGCGAAGTTCCGTTTCTCTATCAAACATTCCGATAACTCGTTCGATGTTCTTATTTGACAATTCAACGTTGTAATGATAAACGTGATTTACGATATCTATTTGTTTATCTTTAATGATAATGAAGATACCGAGTTTCTCATTTCGGATATATCGTTTTTGAGACATCGGGGCGTATAACAATTCCGAATCTTGAAGATGCATGGTTCTTCTACAAATATTCATCGCGTTTGTTTGAATTGACGATCCATTTGTTGGTTCATCTTCCCAAATACCTCGCTTAACAAAAATTTTGAAGCGGTAATACATTCTCATTCCGATTCTTTTGAAAAATGATTTAAGTGTCATAGTTTATTTGATTTGATAAGTCAAAGGTAAATGATATTTTTTAATTACCAAAACTTTTTTTAACTTTTTTTTTAACTTATGTGGTTATATTTATTAAAAAAGGATTTAAATGGATTATAAAGAACTATTAAGATTATTAGGTTATGACGACACATCATTATATGGTTATCGTAGTGATGAAGAATATGAAAAGCGAATTAAATTTTTGGTTAAAATTATTTCTTGGATTGAAAGAAATAATAAATACACGGAGTTTAAGTCAAAAATTGAAGATCATTTACTTGATGTTAGAAGGTCGTATAACTCACATATTAAAAAACAGAATGAGTTTTTACATCAAAAACAGATGGCTCAAGAAATGTTGGAAGAGGGTGAATTTTTAGATGAACCTTATTTATTAGTTGCGTATAACTTCCTTTGTAATGAAGGTTTCTTTATATATGACAATTATGAGGAAATGTATGAAGTGTACAAAAAATTAAAAAAGGATGAGGAGAAGGTAGATATTTTAAGATCAAAAATAGATAAGATCAAAGATCCGGCAAAAAGAAAAAAGGCTGAAGATTATATAACTAAGTATGATGAGGATCTTGAGGTATTTAATGAAAACTCAATTGGTCTATTATATCACACGGGACATTATAGAGAACTTGCGGAATATACTGTCCTACAAGGTAATTACTATACTGCTAGAAACGTAGTTATTGTCGGTAATGAGGATGATTGGGATACATCACTTAAAGATTGGGTTGAAGATTTAGACTTTGAAAATTGGGGTGATGAATATATTGAGAGTTACTTAAATTCAAATGAAATATATAACTATATTGAGGACGGTGAAAGGGAAAATTATGAAGAGAGGATTAGAGAATCACCATCAAGTTATTTTGAAACAGATGAACTGATATTAACGGAATCTCAACAGGAAACAATACAAGAATTGGAAAATGAACTATCCACTCTTGATCCAAACGAAGATGAGGATAGAATTAAGGAAATTGAAGATGAAATTCAAGAAATTAAAGACAATCCCGAAGGTCTTGATGAGGATTTAATTGATGACAAAATTGATGACAAAATTGATGAAATACTAAGTGATATTAAAGATGAAATTGAGGATAACCCTGCAAGATATCTAAGAAACAATGGGTTGGATCCTGATCAATTTTTTGATCGTGAAAGGGCTGTCCGAGATTATCTTTATGATACAAATTATGGTGCACTAACATACGATGATAATTACGATTCATTTAATATAAATGGTACTGTAATATACGTTGGTTGGTATAATAAACCATAAAAAAACCCCCATTATTAACAGTGGGGGTTTTTGATTAACAATAAGGTGGTGAACACCTCTTTTTTCCGTCAAGACCAGGTTTAGTTCCTTTACATACTTGTACTCCGTAACCATTACTATATGCAGAGGGGTAGACCTTAAATTTGGATTTTGCTGCGGATTTACCACGAGCACATAATTTTGTTCCCGCTTTTTTACGACCTTCCATCATTATCATATCATCGTGGAATGAGTGGTCATCAATATCTTGTTCACCATCACCTTCAATCTCATTCATAAAGAAATCAAAAACTTGATCCATATTTTCTTTAGCGACGGTGATATGATCATCAGCCCAATCATGACCATTAGATAGGATTTGTTCTATCATTTGTTCATCTTGTTCCAACAATAATTCGGCTTGTCTTTTAATTTGTTGTAGGTTACTGAAAAACATATATCTTTCAGTGCTGTGTTCTGCTTCGTGAAGTTTTCTCAAAGCGGTTCTAATTTGATTATCTGTTATCATTTTCTATTTACGATTTGAAATTTTAATGTTCTTTTATAAATATCTACTTGTCCCGATGTTTGGATTTTAATATCTATAAAATATTCGTTTGGTATTTTATCTGTTGTATCAAACATAAAATAAAGTTCATTTGGTGTTCTATTAACTTCAGTCCAATCTTGAACTTGAACTTCGGTTTGACCTTCACGAACGAACACTCTATAATAACATTGTATTTTATTAAGTATTTGTTGTGATGTGTAAGCTTTTTTGGCTATCACCCCTACTTTTCTTATTTCTGTATTTAATATTTTTTCATCTTGTTTTATTCCGTAAAAATCAAAACCATATTCTACGGGTTCCCTACTTTCGGTTCCTATCTCAAAGAAATTAGTATAAGATTGTAGTATGAAATAATTGGTTATATTTGTTAATAAATTACCATCAATGGTTAAACCGCTCCACACATCACTAAATTCACAAGGTGTTGTATAACCTGTTATTGGTGGAATTGTTACTTCATATATCCCTGTTGTTATTTTTGTTGTTGTAAGTGCAGATAAACCGGGAACAATATCATCATTTGGATCATATATATTAACCAACGGATTGTTGTCCAAGTTACGATAATCACCATTTGAATATACATATAAATATAAATGGTTGGTTCTGTTTGAAACAAACAAGTTTCTATCATCCGTGATCAAGTCATCGTATGTTGTTTCTAAAAACGGTTGATAATATGTTTGAGTGTGTCTCGTAAAGAACCCAACTGAATAGTTTTCTGTTAAACCCGAGATATTCTCAAATGCGGGTAAATATGCAATACCGTATCCCGTTACACCTGTGGTGGATCCCGTTAATATTGAATTTATTTCATTTGTCATATTAAATACAACATTTTCATTACCCAATTCAAAATGTTGTGTATCTATAATGGTAAGAGCCGAGTAATTTAAACCACTACCCGTTGCAGAATTTACGTTATTATAAATCCCAGGTGTTGTCCAACCCGATAAAGTTGTCTTTTTAAACCAATTGCTCGGTCTATCAGAATATGATTTATCTGACTCCAAGGTTTCTAACGTTAATTGACCCGTTGATGATGTTTTTGCTAATGTTGTATCCAAAAAATCATATCCCACACCTTCATCCCAAGTTTGACCCGTTATCCTAAATAAAAACAAATCAAAGGAGGTCGCCCTTCTTGATGTGTCCGACATTGTGGTATTTAACAACTCTGTGTCAAATGACGACGTATTAGTCATTCTAAGAGTATGTGTCATGGGGTTTGACGTGTTTATTGTTCCCGAAGAGATCTTTGATTGTAGGGAAGATAAATCCAAATTAAAGATAAACCTTGTAAATCCAACAGGATTCAAAGTATCATTGGGTGATCCAAAATACAATTGAGTTACAGGATTCCTACCTGTATTAGTATATGAACCATTAATTAAAGTATTGTTCTTGTTAAAGTATGAAAAATGAACCGACATATCTTTTTCATATAAATATCAATTTATTCTGATATTTTTATTTAAAACTTTTTGATATGCTTCTTGTAGTTGAGTTAATACATCTAATGACGTTGTTCCGTCCTGTCCTACGGGAACCGGAGGTAATCCGTGATAAGCGTGGACGTGAGATATTAAGTATCTAACAATAAGATCAATTAACTCCAATAGTTCTTCACCCCTAACCATTGATGATGTGTTTGGGATGATTTCGTTTTGAAATTGTGTTGCATCAATACCCTTAACATTGTTTTGCATATTAATCTTTGTTTTGCCCGGTATTGATGAATCGTGGGATAAAAACGCAATTTGATTTGCACCCAAAGATGCAAAAGTATCCTCAACAACTTCAGCCGATTTGTTCTCAACAAATTCCAAACTTGTTTTCGGTTTTAATCCGTATGTGTCTTTTGAACCAACAATTCCGATACCCGCTTTTTTAACACCACTATTAAATTTAACACCAAGATATATTTGTGTAATATTTGTAAATGCAATGACATTATCAACCCCATTGAAATTGGTGGGATTAATCCATGAATATGTTGGGGGCGCAGGTCTATAACCATAAGGGAATTGATCTGTAATCGTAACGGTTGATAAGTTAGAATTACCTGGTTTTGATATTACATTAATTAATGTGCCCGAATTTACGTCTTGAATAAATTTATTAATGAATATTATAGTATCATTTAATGATTTTGATTGAAACGTTTTATAAGTGATTAGACTTTTTTCCGTTTCCAAATTAGTGGTTAATTTAAAATTAGTTGATAATGTATTACTAGATGGTTTTAATTTATATAGATAAATTGTTCCTGTAAAACTATCCGCAGCATTTTCGGGATTCGTAATTAACCATTCAATCACATATTTTAAGTTTTGAATGTTCTGAGAAAAATTAACAATAGTGTCAAACCCTTCAGATTTTTCTTTAGATCCAAATTTACTTAATTGTAAGTATGATCTGTTTGGGTTTGTTTGTGGTGCTTTATTAATATTGAATGGTAAGTTTCTACCCGCTCTTAATAAGACATCATTTGGTTTAATAATTAAGTCTGAAGTTCCTTTACCAACCAAACCAACGTCATCGGGTTCGGGGAAAATACCCTCACTTTTGGGATTAGGATATGAACCATCTTGGTTTTTTACCGAATAAGTATCTTTAACGTTAGAACCATAAGTCGTTAAATTTTCCGATTGTTCTTTTACCTCATTTTCTACGGACATAGGTGATGATAGCATAGCACCAATATAAAACATACCCCTTTTCTCAAACCTGTTTTCCAAGTTTTGTAACATGATATTTACCGCATCATTTACAGATGGAACGGGTGAATTAATATAAAAAGGTAATAACGGCAAACAAATAAACGGATCATTATCTTTCCACTTATCGGTTTCTTCATTAAAACCCACAGTAGCGGTTACAATGTCTTCCTTAGTCCAAAATTCAGGATTTACTCTAATTCTACCAAGCATTTTTGGATCAACGTTATCCAATACCGTCCCACGATAAATTAATTTTCTTAAATCTCTTCTAGGTAGATTAGATTGTGGTTGATTCAAAAAACTACTCATTACGGGTTTCTTTTAGAATATTCTTTATTTATTTTGTTGTATGTTGCTTCTATGGTATCTAAGTGATACGTCAAATCAACAATTCTTTGTTTTGTAACGTCAAAATCGTTTTGTAAAAAATCCATCATATCTGTTAATACAGAATTTGATTGTTCATTTAACTTTGGTAAAAGTTCTTGTATTTTATGTTCATTCATCATTTTGGTATTCCGAAAAGTCTGGCACCTGCACCCGATGCGGTTCCCGGACCTGCCAATCCCGGTACTGCAACAGGTAACACTAATTTATTTAAGGATATCTCAACTTGACCGTTTTCATCCTGTTCTTTATACATAGCTTTAATACTAGCAAATTGTGACACTAAATCAAGATTCGGTGATCCATCGGGTAATGCACCCGTAGGTAATCCAAGTTCTTGCATTATTCCAATATTTTTCATAAAAGCACGAGTAGCACTAACACCGGGTCTTGCAGCTGCTTGATCCAAAGCTAACAAGGGTAGTCGATAAGGTTTAGTAACCTTATCAATTATCTTAAACAATCTTATTAAATTATCAATAACACTCTTACACCTTCTAAAATCTCTAATAGTATCTCTAATTTCAAAACCGGCTTGTAATAATGACACATAGATTGCATATTTTTTATCAATTTTCTCTTTCAATAAATCAGTCACTATCGAACTTAATAATTTTTTAATATCTCTTGATATTATTTTATAAAGTTCTTTAACAAATAATGAAAATATTTTACCAACTATATTATTTACTAATAATCTAAATTTTGTCATGAAAGTTCTAACATCCTCAACACTATCAACAATATTGTTACCCAATGCTTTTAACATTATCATCAATGGAAATATTGCCTTTGGTGAGAACGCAACTCTACATAATGCTTGAACCAATGACTTAATGATACCTTTTTTCCATGAAAATACCGGAAATTTTGGATATAATAATTTCCATTGTTCTAATGCGGTATCTTCGGATTGATCAGATAACTCAATTTCTTCACTTGGTGATGTTGCATCATTCATCTTAAGTAACGAATTTATAATTGAGGTAGAATCCACAGGAAAATCTACGGTTCCACAACCCTCAAATTGAACAACACCTCGTTGTATGTTAGAAATTTCATTTTCTAATTCTACATTATCTTCGGGTGTTAATTCAAAAAAGGTTTCATCAAATTCATCACCAACAGCAATTTTGGCAATACCACTAACACCTATTTCGGTTGTATTGTCTTGGCATTGACCGAAAATTCTTTGTATGATTTTACCGAAATATTTTTCGTTGGTAATATAATTACTATCGGGATTTTGCCCAATTGTTAGTGCGTTGGTTAAAATATTCATAACCTCAGAAAAAACTTTCCTACTCTCGGCTATTTTAATTTTCTTATAATAATCAACAATAAATCTTTCCACAGATTGAACAGTTTGGGTAAATCCCGAAGTTCCATAAGTTTCAAAATCAGAAACTGAAGGGATACGTTCTTTAAGTGTTACTTTAAAGTAATCACCACTTTCCCCGTTTGGACCAACCTTTGTATAAACAAAATCAAAAAGTTCTTGTAGTGAAGATCCTTTATAACTAGCCCCATATTCAGTATTAAACGATAAACCTGGATTATTCAATCTATGATTTAATTGACGGTTCATTGGGTAATTTTTAGTAACATTATTGTTAAAACTATTACCCAATTCATAATACAATTTACCAACAGGATCTTCGGGACTTTGTTTTAAGTTACCAAAAAAATCAATACTTGAAACTTTAATATAGATGTCACTATTTGTTGGATATGTTTGGTTTTGAGAACAACCAATCGCTCTTAAAACCTCTTTATTAATAATCTCTTGAATTTGTGGCTCTACTTTTGTTACCGCTTCCTTAAATGATTTTTTAATGAAATCCACAGTAGATGCGCCGGCAGAATTAAAATTACTTGATATCCCTGAAAATCTTGTATTTTGAACTACACCGGAAAAATTCAACTTATCTATTTGACGTTGTAATGATGATTGTGCTTTAGTCTGTAAATTAGGGCCTAAACTCTCAGCTATTTTAAGTAACTTATCTATTTGATTTCCTTGAACCTCTTCAAACTTTTTGGTTTTACCAATGGCGTTTTGATACCCCCCTTGGACGGTATCTGCAACATCACTTAACCTAGCACCTTGTCTTTTGATTAATTCATCATAATCATTCTTCGCCCTTTTATATGTGGTTGCTTCTTGGATTAGTGCTGCTAATCCCTCATATCCCGATGTTAAGTTAAGTGCCATAAAAATTAAAATTTGTATGTGGTGTCATCGTTGTTACCTTTTTCCACATCTTTCAAAATCAAACTTTGTAAAAGTTCATCATCAATCTCTGATAGAGTAACACTTTCTTGTGAGTTGCTAGTTTTTTCCCAAAGGGATGATTGTAATTTCCCCAATTGTAATTTTTTATCAACACAATCATTTATAATTTTTTGTTGTTTTTCTATGACAGGACCTAAAACAGTCATGTCTTCGGGGGTTTTTAACATTACCACCAACTTGTTTTGTAACCTCAAAGCGGTAGTTCTCTGTTCAACAAGTTCATTATATACTTCTTGTAACAGTGCTAAAACTGAATCCTTAGTTAGGTTAATCTCTTTTTTTCTTGGTTTTGACATAACTATAAATATTTAGTGTGTTTATTTTTAATCAATCATACCATTAAGAGTTATTCCATATAGTTTTTTAAATTTCTTAATTGATGTTCTAATCTCTTTTGTTGATAGATTTGTCATCTCACGAAGAGTTAATAAAATTACATTTTTGTTAAATTTATTATTATCTGAACTAGGAAAAGTTTCCTCGTAGTTTTCAAAAATAACAATTAACGCCTCACCCAATTTTCTCTCACTGTGTGTCATTTCACTTTGATCCATAAATTTTTTTAAGTCTAACTTAAACTTATTTATAATATCTTCAGCATCAATCATGTCATTATCAATATAATAAACCATGTCGGGTCTATTCTCTAAATTACTTGAAATATCTTCGTATGATATTTTTCTATTTGTATCTTTTTGGTCTTTGATGATTTGACCCATTAAATAGTTTTTACAAATAGTTCCAAAATAAGAATACGCTTTTTTCTCTTTTGATGGTGAAAACTTCTCGATCTTGGTCATAAGAAACGAGTGGGTGTCAATATGAATTTCATCAAAATTCATATCTTTTCGATACAATTTATATCTTCTAATAATTGAAGATATCATTTTATCTAAAGGATCTCTTAAAAACTCGTTGTATATTTTATTTCTTTCATTAAAAGTGGTGGCGGTTAAGAACATCCTAACCGCCATTTCCTCTCTAACATCAAAATAGTTATCCTTGAGTGTTTTTCTACCCTTTCTTCTGAATTGTATTGTGGTCTCTTCAGTTGAAGCGGATAACATTAAGAAATAGGTTCGTATTTTATGCTTCTATCCTGATTAAAGAAATATTCTTTTTTTGCGGTATTTAACCAAAACTTAACCTCATCATCGACAATTTTATCTTCACCAAATTTATAATTCCAAAAAATAGAACCTTCTCTTAAATTTTCGTGCTTATATCCCATCTTTGGGATTGTCATGATTTTAACCGAATTGTAGGTCATTCGCAACAAGAACTCATAAACAAAGGTTAGTTTCATAGATGGTTTGATTCCACCAAAATCTAAAAATTGTTCTCTTTTCATAACCATTCCCGAACTTTGGAAGTTTTGATAGTCGTGTAACATGTCGTTGGTTAAATAACCAATCTCTGTTGTAAATCCCGCTGCGAATGTTGCTTCATTTGTAAAACCGGCAAACACCCCTTTATTATCAACATCCACAACAATAGGAAGATAAGCATCAACCTCATCTTGATAGATCTCATCATATTTTTTCACATTATCAAACCATATTGTTGCATATTCGTCATCAAATTCCAAAATAGAAATCCATTTAGATGTTGCGTTTTCGACCCCAAAATTAACCTGAGATGCAAAATTAGGTTCACCCACAAAAGGAACGATCTTTACATTAAGATCCCCAAAGTCATAACTTTTTAATAAAGTGTTTAGAGATTCTTCTTGTGTTGGAACAATGATAACCTCATTCAATGAAACCTTTTGTAATCTCAAAGAGTTGATTGATTTTTCAAAGTAAGTGTCAAAATCTTTAACCTTAGAAGATTTAATTGGTAGTATTACTGATATATCAAATTTGTTTTCCATATTATTGATTGTTTAATTGCTGACTGAATACGTCTTTACGTTTATTTGAAAAGTCACTGAATAATGCAACAACTTCCTTAGAGAATTTTTCATTATTACTAAATTTTTCCGCAGTTTCAATACCATTAGTGTATAATTCTGAATTAATGTTATCTTCCAACCAATTTTGTAAATAATTAGCCAAAACATTAACCATATCTAATTGATTCTCTACCCAAACACCGTTTTCTTGTTTCATCCATTCATGTTTCAAATTAGGTGTCTTACCAATTACCGGAACCCCCATTTTCATAGATTCTAATGGATAAGTCCCAAAAGAACTCGTGGGGTCAATCCAAACCGATACGAAACAATCTTTAATGGTGTTAGCCAATTGTTCCTCTGACATACCTCTCATATCACGGAAGGTAACCCATCTAAATTGTGGAAATTTCAAATAAAACTGTTTGATGAAGTTTAGTCCATCTCTTTGTTCTCTTGAATGAACCGCGACGATTGGTTTTGCGGGATACTTGTCTTTAGTGAAATGTTGGGAAATTATTGGTTCGATAATTGTATATGAAATACTTTTCATAATATCGTCCATATAATTCTTCATGTTTTCTGACGTAACAACACACTTCAAAAATCCAAATTGGTTCCATGTTGTACCTGGTGCTAAGGTTTCAAACACATGATCATATGCTTGACATAAAACGATCTTTCCGCAAGGAAGATTTGCAACTTGTTCCATCACATAACCAAATATTTCAGGAATAACTAAAATATCTTCGGGAGCGATAGCCAAATTTTGACCCTCAACAGATTGATGCTCAAGTTCGTCAAACTCAGCACCTAACCATTCACCTACCTTAATGTAGTCGGGTTTTTCATGTAACATGATCGGATTATAACCTTCGGTTTTTAATGACATTGCCATACGATAGATGTATGATAAGGACGCTTTGGCGTTTCCTTTTGTGTCTTGAACAAAGAAATAAATTCTAAATTTTTTAGATTCTATGTTCGAAATAGACAATTTTACTTTTTCAATCAAATTTTGATCCATATTATAAGTGTTCAATAAATTTATGTTTAAGCATTGTGTTGAAAGCTAGTTTGAAAGGTAGTGATGCGTTCTTAGCACTTTTAAGTCCTAAGTTATCATCAAAGTCTTCTTCCTCACCCATAACAACATCGATCATGGTTTTAACCACCTCGTATTTAACAACACTGATATGTTGTTCTCCCGTATCACCACTAACAGTTTCTTGTTTAGGGATGTTAATGAATTGTTCTATTTTTTCAATATCGATAAAATAGTGTTCTCCGAATAATTCAATCATTTTATTTCTTTTTTAATTAGTTCGTTAAATTCCTTAAACGTGTCAACGTTCCAAGTAATTTTACTGTTTTTATTATATTCAGTATTATATTTTATCAATATAGTAAAAATTGTAACTTTTGAAAGTAATTCGGGGTCACTTGTTAAAATTAAATCATAATCTTCCCAAAGTCTATCTACGGTTGTTTGATTATAAAATTTAACAGATTCTACCTCACAACCAAATTTAGACAGGAAAAACAGGGTGGCAGGTTTAGTTTTACCCTTTTCTTGTGAAAATATAGTTATTTCATGTTTATCCCTATTTTCCAAATAAAAATCTTGTAAATCGTGAAAGGTTGAAAGTTCTGTGGAACCTGCGTGACCAAAAATCTGCATTGGAAATTCTTCAAACATAAATGACAAATACTCCTCTTCATCCTTAAATGTAAAGTGATTAGTCAAAGTTAGTGAATCAATAGGTTCTGTGATTTTATATTCAAACTCGTCATTTTCAAAAACCTCAGATTTCTCGATCAAAAATTTTTCATAAGTTTGTTTGAATTTACCGATGGTGTCCCGAAGAACACCATTTACATCAATACCAATCCTCATTCTTCGTATTTTTTTAATATTTTAGAAATAAGTGGGTTTCTAACTACGTCCTCATTTGAGAATTCAAAGATACCAATGTCGTTGATATCGTTAAATCTCTGAAGTGCGTCGTACAATCCCGATTGTGTTTTTTCTTTATACCTATCAGTCTGTTCTAGGTCACCTGAGATGAAAAACTTACTGTTATACCCAATACGTGTCATAAGTAATTTCATTTGCTTAGGAGTTGCGTTTTGACCCTCCTCGAAGATTAAGATAGAGTTGTCAATGTTCATACCTCTCATATAAGCCAATGCGAATACCTCAACCACCTCATTTTCTACCAATTTTTCTTTAGCGTCTTTACCAATGATTTTACTTAATAGGTAATAGGATGGGAAGATATACGGATCCAACTTTTCTTCTAAATTGCCGGGTAATGCACCTAACTTTTCTTCTGCTTCAACAGCCGGTCTTACAATGATAATTTTTTCATAAGGAGTGTTGTGATCAACCAATAAATCCACCGCGGCTTTCATAGCGATAAATGATTTACCAACACCCGCAGGTCCTGAACAGATAGTTATTTGGTTACTAACCAAAGTATCATAATACTTTTTTTGATTATCTGTTAAAAATTTATCTTTTGATTTCTTTGTAACAATTTTGTTAATAATGTCCTTTTTTGATAAAGGTTTTGATTCCTCCAAAGACAAATTTGATTTACGTCTAGTCATTTAATTATTTTCTTAAAATATTATAGTTTTTTACAAAAAATTCAATAGTCTCCTCGAGACCTTTTCTTATTGGGGTAAACTCAAAGTCACCAATAATAGATAAAAGTTTTGTATTATCAGATGGTTTTCTATATTGACCATCGGGTTTTGTGGTATCATAAATAACGTTACCTTTAAACTCCATAATATCCACAATCATTTCAACAACTTCACGTATTGTTATTTCTTGCGATGTGGATAGAATTATAGGTTCCGTATTATCATATTTTTCAAGAAGGATCATACAAATTTTAGCAACGTCTTTTGAATATATGAATTCCCTTAATGGTTCACCCGATCCCCAAATAATTAGATCGGTATTATTTTTCTTAGCTAAATAAGTTTTATGTATTAAAGATGGAATAACGTGTCCATTTTCTAAGTTATAGTTATCGTTTGGACCGTAAATATTACAAGGTATTACTGAGAAGTATTTGGTTCCGTATTGTTTATTATACGCATCAATTTGGACTTGTGCCATTCTTTTAGCGTATGCATAACCAAAATTAGATGAGTGAGGAGGGCCTAGTTGGATCTTTTCTTCAGTTAAAGGATATTCGACATTATCAGGAAAAACACAAGTAGATAAGAAACATATTAGTTTCTCAACACCATAAATTCTACAACTTTCAATGATATTAGTATTCATCATGATATTGTCATAATAGAATTCACCTAACATATTCATATTAGCACCTAAACCCCCAACTTTACCCGCGGTATGAATAACATACTTTGGAGTGTGATGATAAATTAAATCATCTGACACAATTTTGTTTCTCAAATCAAACTCAGATCCGGTTTTAGTCACATCGGTAAATTCAGATCCGATAAGACCCTTACCTGTTACTAATATTTTATTTTCCATAATAAGCTAACCAATATTCTATCATTTCATCCAACATAGATTCAAAAGTATAATCATGAACCCATCCGGTCTTATTTTTTAATTTAGTTGAGTCACCCTTTAAGTCATTTAATTCTTCAGGTCTTAAGAACTTCTCATCTTGTTTAACATATTCAGACCATTCTAACCCAAGTTTTGTGAAAACATATTCACATAATTCTTTTACTGAATGTGATACCCCCGTAGAACATACAAAATCATCAGGATCCTCTAATTGTAATATTTCCCACATGGCTTTCACATAATCTTTGGCGTGTCCCCAATCTCTTGTAGCATCAAGATTTCCTAATTTTAGTTCATTGGATAAACCTAATTTGATTTTTACCGCTTCTTTACAAACTTTGTTAGTTACAAAATTAGTTCCTCGTCTTGGTGATTCGTGATTAAATAGAATACCGTTAGAGATGAACATACCATATGAATTTCTATAATTACGACATATGTTGTAACTAAATACCTTAGCACAACCATAAGGTGAAACAGGATTCATCGGTGTTGTTTCTCTTTGAAATCCATCAGGATCTATAGAATTACCAAACATCTCAGATGAGGATGCTTGGTAAATCTTAGTGTCGGGTTTGATGAGTTTAACCGCTTCTAATAAATTCAGTGTCCCTATACCAGTAACATTTGCGGTGTATAATGGTTGGTCAAATGAAATTCTAACGTGTGATTGTGCTGCTAAATTATAAATTTCATCAGGCATCACTTTCTGAATTACAGAAATTAGTGATGACATATCTGTTAAATCAGCGTAATGTAATATGACTTTATCATATACATGGTCTAACCGAGATGTTTGGTTTTCTGAAACAGAATTTCTTTTTAAGGTTCCATGAACTTCGTAACCTTTATTTAATAAAAATTCACACAGGTAACTCCCATCTTGACCGTTAATACCGGTTATCAATGATTTTTTCATTCTTAGATTTTTACAAATAAATAATCTTGGTGGTTCCCAGGCCATCCTGGGGTATTATCAAATCTAAAGTTTGAAATATTTTTGATGTTTTTATATCCCTTTTCTAATAAGAAATTTTCTAAAAATTCTAATGTGTAACTATCGGAATTAACCTCAATCAACATAAACCCAAAAGTTGTTGTATCAAAATTAATACCCTTCAAAACCTCAATCTCATAACCTTCAACATCTAAACTAAGAAAATCAACATGTTTAATATTTTTTTCTGTTAGTAATGAATCTAAAGTTCTTGCGTTAGACACGATGTTTGAATTCGGATTAACTACAGATCTAGGGGTCCCATCAAAGTTACCACTAATCAACGGATTCTGATAGTCAAATGATACTAAAGCACAATTCTCAACAAACGAAGTTCGGTTAATTTTACATTGTTCATATACAGACTTTGATGGTTCAATTAATAAACCGGTCCAACCAAGATCCTCAAGAATTTTAGTATTGGACTGAAAAAGTCCGTCATGTGCACCCGCCTCAACAAATACACCATTCTCAATATCCTGTAAATAAGGTAACACTTTTAATTCAACTCTACCCTGATCGTTATGAACTAACCATTGGTCAAATTCGCCTTTATTTAATTCTAAAAACTCTTTAATTTTTGTGTTATTTTCCATTTAATTTTTAATTAAAATTTCATCATTTATTAAGTTATCATAAGATAACATATTTTTATCTAATTTTTTAGCCATATCATACAAAAAATCATTTTCAATTAATAATTCTTCAGTGACATCACTAAATGATTTTACAAAAAGTACGGGTAATCCCTTAAAGATGGTTCTAAGATATTCCGAATCTTTAACGATCGGTACCCTACCCATATATAATACCTCCCAATCTCTATGACATTCACAACCGATAGCGTTACCGTCTGGACATATCATAAACTTATGATTTAATATGTTTGTTAAGTAATTTTCATAATTGTGAACACCTGATGAGGTTGCACAAGTTACCCAAGGTTTATTAGATAACATTTCATAAATTAATGCACGTTCATTATTATGGTTGGTGTGGTTAACGTATAGAAGTTTTATAGGTTCAATACTATTGTTAGAATATCTTAGAATAATATCATGTCTATTGTCAAATTGATGTAATTTTCGTTGGACACCGTAAGGTATTGGAATTACCTTACCACCAAAAACAATCGCGTTGGATGCATAAATCCTCAAAACATTTTGAGGGATATTTTCAAATATGTCCTCATCTATGGGGGTATCCTCAAACCCTGTGAAAATTATAAAATTCATATCAGGCAACTGAGAACATAACTTTAAAAGATTTTGTTCATTGTCCGAATAGTAATATTGTTGAACGATGTTATCCTTAGCGTTTTTATTATACTCATTAATCAATTCTATTGCGGTATATTTGATATTTTTTCGTGAGTATAACCGAATATTGTCAATAAATAATGTCATTACATTTTTTTCAGACTTTATTCTATTATATACTTCTAAAAATTCTAAGTTTTTAATATTTGCATTTTTAAATTCACAAATACCGTTATGGTAACCTGATTGATCACCAAACGAATAATCTACACTATTTGATATAAATGTTGGGTCTAAAATTCTACTCAT